CAAATCGTATTGAGAAATGCATAACAAAAACACAGAAAAATGGCCTTCAATTAAGGACCACAAACCTGCTAAGTCTACAAAGGTTAAAGAATACGAGACCAAATCAGGTAAACAGATGTGGCCTCAGGTTTCAGGTCAAAGAAAAAACTACAATGTATAACCATGTCATTCAAATTAGTAGACGTAACACGCGGAAAAGTACTGCAAGAGTTTGAAACTGTAGAGCAAGCTGAAAAAGCTTTGCGTCATCAATCAGTTGAAGATTATGTAAGGCTTGAAATCCAAGCAGATGCTAAACCGAAACCTAAAGCTAAGAAAGCAAAGAAGGTTGAAAGTGAAGAAAGCGTCTGAAGAGCAGTTTAATGAACTGCATAATTTAGTAACTACTGAGTTTTTAAATCGGGTGAAATCCGGTGAAGCTTCTACTCAAGACTTAAAAGCAGCATGTGACTGGCTAGCTAAAAATGATATCAGCGGTGTTGCCTTTGAAGGTAATGCGTTGTCAAAGCTAGCAAGTGTTATGCCTTCAATTGACCCAGAATTAGTACAGAGCAGACTCTATGGCAGGAAGCACAGCTAGTTATTACAAAGCCAACCCTGAAGCACGAAAGAAACGTCTTAAGCAACAGGCAAGATACAACAAAACCAAGAAAGGGTTAAAGATACGTACTGCAGCTAATGCAGCTAATCGAGCTAAAGGTACTTACGGGAATGGTGACGGCCAAGATGTCGCACATAAACCTGGCAAAGAAGGCGGTAAAAAAGCTAGCGATGTAACGCTGCAAAGTCCTTCTAAGAACCGTAAAAGCCGATTAAAAATACGTAACGCATGACACCTCTACTTCCATCTCCTGAACATTACCTTTACAACCTAATAACCATGACATCCTCTGAAGCAAAGCGCCTTTGGGGGCGCAGCATTAAAGAGCATTTTAATTGCACATGTGTTTATTGCGGAGAAACTTATGAACTACATCAACTCACTTTGGATCACGTACACCCTCGCAGCAAGGGAGGAGAAGACATTTCATCGAATGTTGTACCAGCGTGTACCAAGTGCAATCAGGACAAAGGAAGTAAACATTGGCGCTCTTGGATGAGAGAGCAATTTGGAGTTAACCAACTCCGAGAACAACTTATACACTCTTATATTAATTAATCATGCATAAGCCTGGACACGGACTAAAAATTGCTTCACATACAAAACCAAAAAAGAAAAAGAAAAAGCCAGTAAAGAAGGGCTACTAAATAAATAATTAATTACACGCCTCCGCAAGGGGGCTTTTTTTTATGCCGGATCATAATCAAACTTCATCTTATACAGAAGAAAGAGAAAACGGATGGCCAAGAAACACCCGTGTATATCACGAACAAAAGGGTTGGGTCGAAGAACAAAAGTTTAATGAATTAGAGAATAATGCATTTGGCACTAAACAATGGGATGCATTAAATAGTGCTGTACAACCAGTAAAAGACTTTATTGGGGATGTGGCTCAACAACCAATTGTAAAGCAAATAGTAGAAACTATATCACCGACAATCACAAAAGCTTATGGCGCTATTAGATACAGTCCAGGTCCAATTAAAACTTTTGCAGATAATTTAGAAGGTACTAAGGATTTAGTTAGCGAGAAGCTAAAAGCATCCGGGACAGACACAAGATTCGGAGACGTAGGTTTTGCTTTATTAGAAGAATTAGCAGGAGCAGGAGTTGGTAAAGGGCTATCAACAGCCGTAGAAGCCGCTGATTATTTAAGCACAGCAAACAGATTTATACCAGTAAGTGCTGGAGGTGGTCTGCATTTAGGCAGGCAGGTGTTAAACAATGATTTAACTCCTACAGTAATGAAGGCAGTCACAATTGATAATCCACAAGTCGCTTCAGTTACTGGAAGAAAACTAGGTGACGAAATCATAGCTAATGATCCTGAACTAGGAAGACACCTAACAAAACGAGGGCAAAGGATACAGGAGCTTGAAAATAAGGTGGAGCAAAACCGTGAAATTGCCCTTGTATCCAATAATCCAAAAGAAGTTAAATCAGCCAGGGCAAAGGTAAAAAAAACACCTGCACTCATATATTCTGAACGATCTAATGTCAAACCATTTACAGAAGCTGATCCACAACTCTACGGATCACCTAAAGGTAGAGCACAAGGTCGAGCCGTGTGGGATGTAGAACGCGCAAGAAAAGGACAGAAAATTACAGAAGCAGTTCATGCGCACCATTTAGTGACTAAAGGCGGGACAGCCGCAGCTTTTAAAAAAATGGAAGAATTTGTTGCCCAAGGAAAGGCACATATGGATGATGTCATTACTATGTTTGAATATGCAGAGAAACGGGGAGTAAAACCTGGAGATGCACGATCAAATAACGCTTGGATTCAGGACACACCACATAATCAACTACATCAAGAAGTGCTAATACCCGCTGGAGATGAATTCAAGCAAAAGCAATGGGAAGACATTTTAAAAGCACAAGATACACCAGAGAAATTAATGGATTGGTGGGTTGACCAAGTAGACAATAACTATGTTCCAAACAAAGCAACAGGTCAAATATGGCAAGACCTTGACGATTTAATCAATGATGTACAATCATTAAACTAACTATCCACTAATGAATAATTGACAAACATCCACCCAATATTTGTCACCGGTCCTCAAAGAAGTGGTACAACAATTACCGCAAGGATACTAGCTGACAAGTTAAATAAAACATACGTAGATGAGTCTGAATACAATCCTTCCGATATTCCAAATAACTCAATTATTCAGGCTCCTTTTATTTCTAAATTTATATTAGAACTATCATTTAAATATCCGTTAGCATTTTTTATCGTCGTAATACGGGACAAACAAGAGATAATTAAAAGCATGGAACGTATTGAATGGTATAAAGACCATATCGATCATCCTGAATTTTATTCTACTTATGTAGATATAACATACAAGACAATTGACATTCAATTAGAGCAATTACCAGAAAGTCGCTACTTAAAACTTAACTACGACTCCCTTAAATCACATAATTTATTTGTTGATGACAGAAAAGATTTCACCACTAGACAGTGGCAAAAAGATAAGCACGAAGGACCAGCAAAATGGCGAAATGACGACAACGCTGGATCTTATGCTCTCAGACTTCAAGATCTTCCTACAAGCTCTTTGGAGTCAGCTTGATCTCCCTACGCCTACACGCGCTCAATACGCAATCGCAGACTATCTGCAACACGGTCCTAAACGTCTACAGATTCAAGCCTTCCGAGGAATCGGTAAATCTTGGATTACTGGTGCGTTTGTTCTTTGGACTCTATTTAAAGATCCTGAAAAGAAAATCATGATCATCTCTGCATCTAAAGAACGTGCAGACAACATGTCCATCTTTCTACAGAAACTGATAATTGAAACCCCCTGGCTGGTTCATTTGCGCCCTAAATCTGACGATTCCAGATGGTCGCGTATCTCCTTTGATGTTAATTGCTCCCCTCACCAGGCTCCTTCTGTTAAATCAGTCGGTATTACTGGTCAGCTTACCGGTTCTCGTGCTGATTTAATGATTCTTGACGACATTGAAGTTCCGGGCAACTCAATGACGGAAATGATGAGGGAGAAACTTCTTCAATTATGTACAGAGGCTGAATCTATCCTTACTCCTAAAGATGATAGCCGTATTATGTACTTAGGTACTCCTCAGACTGTCTTTACGGTCTACAGGAAACTAGCAGAACGTAACTATAGACCTTTCATATGGCCAGCACGTTTCCCACGCTCTCTGTCTAATTACGAAGGGCTGATAGCTCCTCAATTACAAGAAGATATAGACACTGGCTCTGAGAAATGGGCTGTAACTGACCCCGATAGATTTAATGATGAAGACCTTATTGAACGTGAAGCGGCAATGGGACGAAGCAACTTCATGCTTCAGTTCATGCTCGATACTTCACTTAGTGACGCAGAAAAGTTCCCCCTTAAAATGGCTGACCTTATCGTCACTAGCGTTAATCCCTCTACTGCTCCCGATTCCATCGTTTGGTGCAGTGACCCCCGGAACATCATCAAAGATGCTCCAACTGTCGGATTACCTGGAGATTATTTCTACAGTCCAATGCAGTTACAAGGAGACTGGGATTCCTACCAAGAAACAATCTGCTCGGTTGATCCATCGGGTAGAGGATCGGATGAAACGGCAGCAGCTTATATCTCACAACGCAACGGTTTCCTGTACTTGCACGAAATGCGTGCTTACAGAGAAGGATACTCAGACAATACTCTTTTGGACATTCTAAAAGGTTGCCGCAAATTTAACGTTACTAAATTAGTAATCGAAACTAACTTCGGTGATGGTATTGTCGCTGAATTATTTAAAAAACACTTAGTACAAACAAAACAAGGTATAGATGTCGAAGAAGTCCGAGCAACAGTCCGTAAAGAACAACGTATCATTGACACCCTGGAACCCGTGCTTAATCAGCATCGGCTTGTTGTGGATCGCTCTGTTATTGATTGGGACTACAACTCCAACAAAGATGCTGCACCCGAATCTAGACTCCTCTACATGCTCTTCTATCAAATGAGTCGTATGTGCCGTGAAAAAGGTGCGGTTAAACACGATGACAGACTTGATTGTCTCTCTCAAGGTGTTCAATATTTTACTGATTGTATGGCTATATCGGCTCAAGAACAGATTAATACTCGTAAACGTGAAGAGTGGTTAGATATCCTTAGATCAACCATAGAAGACCCTCAAGGGTCCGCAAATCACCTTGTATTGGGTCTAAATAAAGACCAAAGACAACAAGCTAGAGGTACTGCTGAAACCTCAGTGCCTAACTGGGTTTAGCCAGCTCCCTGCCTTATACAGGGAGAGAGAGGGTGGACTCGAACTCTGTACTGGGGAAAGGAGACAATCCTTCCCCTTTAATAATGTCCCCGGAGAAGGACATTCTGTAAACACTGACAATAATTAGTTAATTAAATAATTAAATTAATTAATCTAGAGTTAGTAATACATGATGATCTAAATCATCCCTCAATGATGATACATATCATCCCTTATTATACAGCTAGTAAATGAAACCAGAACAGTTTGAAGGTAACGACCAATACATGAGGTACGAATATCACCGTGTAAGAGAAGGTCCGAATTACTTCGTTAGCTATTACAAGCATTCATCACGTCTTCATTATGATCCTAAAGATACATGGAGGACTCTGGGGCAAGCTAAATTCACTGATTCAGGTAAAGCACTTAAAGAATGGTGTCTCCTGATGGATGAGACCTACGGGCTTCCTCAGCGTAGTAAGTGGAATACTGATGTGATGCTTGAAGATGGACGTGTTGATACGTCTTTTGCTTCTGAAGTACAAAATGAATCAGATAATCCGTGTGATAACACAAAGATGGTGATGTAGATTTTTGACATAATTTTGTGAACCCATATACGTAGGGGCAGGGACGCAGTTTACCCCCATAGGGGGGGTGTATAGCCCGCACGCGACTGTTAGTGGCGTGCAAAACACTGCTATCTAACACTAAT